CCTGCCTTTGTCCATTTCATGAACTCAGCTCGGATAGTTTCATCTGACGGATCAGTATTAACTTTTTTCAATAGGGTTGATGATTTTAGGTTTGATGGGCCTAGATTATAAGCAAATGATACTAATGCATCGAATTGATTCTGATTGATGTCATCGCGACAATATGAATCTACATACTGCTCAAAACTGACAAGCATGCTTTGTAATAGTTCTGTTCCACGTGCTTCAGTAATCACTGCATCTGTCATTGTTACTTTTTTACCACCTGGATAAAAAGTTGCTCCATATCCGATAGTTGGAATTCCTGCAGGGCACTTATAAGGTGCACTTCGAAATCCTTCCATTGATTTAATTATTTCAATTCCAGGTGTTGCTGTTTTTGTAATTTTCATATTCAGAATAACTTTCTAATTTTATTGTAATGTATCCGATTTAGTTTTCCCCCAGAAGTTCTTCTGTTCTTTAATAACTACTGTATCATGTATAACAATAGTGTCATGAATGTAAATTCTTACCTTTTTAATAACCTCAACCGTTTCTGCAACTGGTGTTTGTGCTAGTTGCTCCTCCGCAGTTGATACAGTTTGCTCAAGCTGTTTTACATCTAACTCTAGTATTCCATTCTCTTCTACTAATTTTTCATTATCAGCCTGCAGAGTTTGTGCTGTGTCAGACACAGTGGCATGATCCGATCCATTTTTGAGTATTTGAGTAAGGATAAGACTTATAATCACTGATATAAGTCCTAGTAATATAAACTTATTTTTCATCGCTTTGAGATTATAATATCTTGTAGTTTTTCTAAGGCTTTTGTATTGTTATTTAAAGCTTCTGTAGTTTTCTGAGCATCTGAAGCAATATAAGTAGTGAGTTCTTTTTGTAGCTCATCAACTTTAGTTTTTAATTTGTCTTCAGAAGCAAGTTGTCTCTTTAGCATAAACCAAAGAACAGCTCCTAGGCCTAGGACCACAACTCCTAGTGCACCATATTGAGTTAATGTTTCAAATGCTCCAAATGCAGGAGCTTCAGCAGATAGTACCATATTAATCATTCCAATCATTATTTATTTTTTTAATAAAAACTTTTCAGCTACATTACCAGCAATACAGATAATTACAATGGTCTTAACAGCATCAACTAAATCTGCAGATGGTTTAATTGATTCGTGAGAATATGAATTCAATACCATGGTAACAGAAATAAATAAAAATCCAATGAATGCAATAACGCGTTTAATTGAGGTGTCACCGCCAGTGAACATTTCTTTAATAAAATTTTTCATGTAGCTACTTTCTTATACTTAAGTATAAATATCAGTAACTATAATTTAATCGAAGTATTATTCTTCAGAAACTGCTCGACCTACTTGTCTAGTCCAGTCTAGGTCTGTGCGAACTAAAATATTTTTAGTCATTGCTGCTACTAACATTGTTCTATCAACTCCATACTGATTTGCAACATATGCTAATGCAGCTATATCTTTTGGAAAACAATGTCCTCCAAATCCAAAGTCACCATCGTGGCCTGGAACAGACCAATGAGAATGTCCTAGTCGGTCATCGTATCTAGCATATTCAATTACTTTATCATAATCAATATCTAAACTTTGACAGATCTGATACATTTCATTTGCGAATGAAATTTTTGTAGCTAAGAATGTATTAGTTACATATTTGATCATTTCAGCAATAGTACTGCTTGTTTTAATAATAGGCACTTTAGGAAATGCTCGTTCAAAATATCGTTTAACTACAGTAGTCGCGACAACGGGTCCTCCGAGTATGATTCGATTTTGATTTTTATAATCATCAACTGCGTTAGCCTCTGTTAAGAACTCTGGATTAAACACAATATCCAATTCAGTGTACAATTTATTTAATCGATCCGTCGTTCCTGGTGGAATAGTAGACTTAACAACTACAATATAATTTTTCTTATTATATGCAATTACTTCGTTTTGAATTTCTGTTAGTGCAGTGTTTAAAATTTTTAAATCACATTCACCAGATTTCATCATCGGAGTAGGAACACATACAAATGCAATATCAGTGTTTAAAACTACATCTTCAATGCCGTTAACATTGCGAAATTTGTTTACATCTTTATCATATGCGTTAATATCAAATACATGTTGCATTCCAAATCGTACAGCATTTCCTACAAATCCTTGACCAATAATTCCTATTGTATTCATATTCTAATTTCTATTTGTTTGTTATAAATTTTTTGTTTGTTAATGGATCATGTCCTATGTATCCACCCCATTTGTACCGAGCATATTCATGGCCGGCTTGTTCTGCTGAGTTACGTTTCTCTCCATTTGCAGAAACTGCTGCGAAATGATAAAAATGACAGTTCCATGTTCTTAGCATACGTAGTCCTGATAATTGACATTTTAAAAAAAAGTCCCAATCGGCTACCATGCCCATTTCATAATTTTCGTCCCATCCGCCAACTCGAAGATAATCAAGCTTTGACATAAAGATAGGAAGTGTGGATCCACACTCCTCAGTTTTATCTCCAGATGCATAATGATAATCAAACAACCAAAATGCTTCTAGATCGAATGATGCAATGTCAGTTCCTAAATTTTCTATAATAAACTGAGAAAACATGCTTGAAAATGGCTCTACCTGATTAGGTGTTATTACAGCACCTTCTTGCCATTCTTCTTCCAATGTAGAATCCCAAAATCTTGGAAACACGTTATCGTCATTAACAATAAGTATTTTATCATATCGCGAATTGTATACACCTAGATTAGTTCCCCGACATTGACCTGCATTTTGCTCTAAATTCAATATATCAATTGAATCTTTCCAACGGTCTAAGACCTCTTTATTCAAGTCATAGTACCCGTCTACAACAACGATAATCTGATTTTTATTGCGTTGCCCTTCAATTGCAGAACGCAAACAAAGATCCAATGCATCTGGACTTTTATATGTAGGAATTATTACTGATATCATAGCGTTGTCCAATCTGTTAATGGTGATAACCAAGCTGTTTCACCGTGGGTAGCATAACCAGGAATCGGTGTAATTAACAATTGGTTTTGTTTTCTTAATTCTAAAAACATATGGAAATCATTGGGATGCGTCCCAGTTGTATGTGTTCTCAGAATAGTTTCTGTAAATTTTAATGTTGATACTTTGCTAGCAAATGTCATTGTAGTTGAATTAGTAATTTTCCAATGACATAAATCCGTTAAATAAACACGGGTATCTTCAGCACCGCCTTCGCAGTATGGATTTCCACCTTTGCTTGGATCTAAATACTTGTCTGGATGATCATACAATGCAACGAATGAAGCGCCTAATTCAAATCCTTGTTTCAATACATCCGGAGAACTTTGCTTATGTAAATAATCATTTTCTACAAAATATACAATTTCATCATCTGCATAGGTTAATGCTTTATCTAACGCTAAATTAAATGTTCCAGCTCCATGACCAATTGATACCTGAATGATATTTGCTGGGTCAATATATTTCTTAATCATTGCTACAGTAGAATCACTACAATTATCCGCAATAATTAGAATGTCATAAATATGATTAAAAAATACATTACAGAAATTTTTTAAACATGATTCATTGTTGATGTAATCTGGCTTAACCTTGTTGTAACCAGCATCTGATATTCTATAGATTATTTTCATTATCTAATAAATTTTTATATACATCTACCATAAATTGTTCAGACGGAAAAAAATCATTATTGATAATTTGAATATCACATGTATCCGACCAAAAGAATGAAAGTTCTTCTTTTTGTACGTCATGGGGAACATCATTTAAATAATCTAAATATTCTGTAAATGGTAATTTTGGATAAGCTATAACAGCGCCTTGTTCGTAATTAAATATCCACCGGTGATGCATCCATCCTCTAAATGGTTGTCCGTGTCTTGGGCATTCTGCATATTTACTTGGAAACGATATAAAACCATTGTTTGATATTTTACTTAACATAGATACTACCAGGCCTGGATTAGATATATCTTCCAATGTATGTGTGCAGATACTAAAATCAAATTTTCCATGCTCATTTACATATTCTAATACGCGTGACCATAACTCAAAACTATTAATATCTCCTTTAAAGAATAGTTTATCTGGATTTTCATAGTCGACAGCATCGATCACAGCTGTCGAAACATCATTAGACCAACTATTATAAGAAGCTCCTATATCAACAACTTTAAAATTTTTTTGTTTTAAATAATTAATAACTTCACCGTCGCGATGATGTATTGGGTTGTAACTGTAATTGTAAATCATGTTAAAAATACTCCTTCAAATTGTTTCATTACTGATTCTGGGGAATACATTGAGTATGCATTCCAATTTTTATGTTTATATATAATATCCGGAAAATTTGTTAAAATTCCAAATAATTCATCGTAATTATTATAGATTATTGATTTGTCTCCTAGCATCTCAATATGTGCTAAATCATTGAATCCAGAATCACACCATGTGGATGTTATAATTGGTTTATTCTTTATAGAAAACTCAGCAACGGTTAAACCGAATGATTCTCCGCCGTTCCTTGCATGTATACAAGCATCACATGTATTAATAAATCCAATCTTTGTAGTCATATCAGATGTGCCACTTATGAAAAATACATTTGGTTCATCGCAGAATTGATTAGAATTCATAAATAAAAAATACACATTTTTGTTAGCTCGTGCAACATTTATAACAGCTTCGCGCGCAAAGGGAATATTAAATGAATCTGGGCCGCCATAATATCCAAATACGGTTGCATCTGCAGGTATATTGAAAAAGTTTCTGTAATCAGCTTCGTGGTCATACTTTAAAATATCTACCATATATGGCACATATGGTTGTGCAGGACCTCCCATT